TTGCTATCGGGTTCTTTTCTTTAATGAGTAATTACTCAATTATTTTTTCTTAGCTAGTACTTTTTTTAGAATAGCACCTGCTACTTTTTGACCAGCTTCTTTAGATCCGTATTGTTTTTCACCAGCTTTAGCTATTTTTTCAAATCCTTTACCTGGTTTACCTATATCGGTGCCTTTTTCAAAGCGAGCTTCTTCAATTGGACGGTCTTCACCACCATCATTAACTTCTAATCCTCTTGGACCTATACCAAATCCTTCTTCTTTCAATTGCTTGTAAGCTTCAGCTAATTTTTTATATTTAGCTTTAGCTGCTCTTTCACCAGCGGCATATCCAGCACCATAAGTATCTTCTTCAGCTTTATTTTTAGCAGCTACACCTTTAGAGCCTTTATCAACACGCTGAAATTCACTGTATTTTTCGTTTAATACTTCAGCAATGCACTCTTGTACTAATGATTGTAATTCAGTTTTTTTCATACTAATTAGTAGTTTAAGATGCAATAATCCATACCAACTGTCATGGTAATGTTGATTGCTTCAGTATAAGTTGACCAATCGTAATCATCAAAGTTTGCAGTTTTAATAAATGCACCTTTAACAATCCACTCAGATACTACATCACCTACAGGACCTAAACCATTAAATGTTAAGTCTTTCTTGTAGAAATCAGAGTAACCAGCACGGCCAGTTACTGATTCGTATGCCAAACGAGCCCATTCCATTACGGCTTGAGCACCAGATGGAGCGATAGGATCGAATAATGTGAAGGTCATGTCTCCCCAAATTCTTTTACCACTACGAATTTTTCTATAAGTGTTGATATGATCTAATACAATCTCACCATCATCAAATGTTACGGCGCTTACGCCTTTTACAAGATATGATGGGATACCGTCTACATACATTATGAACCTATTTGGAACTTTAGGTTCAAATTGTGTAAACATGATTTCGTTTGCGTCTAATACAGGCATGTTGTGTTATATTTTAATATACTTGTTTACTATAAATATTTCTTAAGCTGGGAATTCAACTCCTGTTGGTAAAATGTTGAAATCTAGGATTACAAATTCCGCAGTTTTAGTTGGTTGGATGTAAATCTGACCAATTAATTGGTTTCTATCAACTACATCTGGTGTGTTGTTTGATTCATCCATTACTACTTTGTAAGCGAATAAACCTTGTCTTTGTACTACGTTATCTAAGTACGGATTTACTTGGTTTAAGAATCTATTTCTAGTAGCAGCTGTATTTTGTTCAAATACTAATGTGCGACCTACACCAGCAATATAATTTTTCAAAGCAATTAACAAACGACGAACATTTACTCTGTCTAAAGCACTTGCTTTTTGTTGTAATGTTTTCTGACCAAATACTACAACACCTTCACCAGGGAATGTAGCTAATGGGTTAACGTTATCGTTGTATAATGTATTTCTATCGTTTAATGATAATTTTCTTTCAACTTTAATTACGTTTGGAATACCACCACGAGTAGTACCTGCAGGAGCAAACCAAGGAGCACTTACTTCATCTGTGAATGCGAATACACCACCCATTAATACTGAAGCAGGAACCCAAACTAGTTTACCCATTGGTGAACTGAATACTTGACACCATGGCCAGTAAGTAGCACCGTAGCTAGAATTTGAAGCATTTGCAGCATTTGAAGCACCCGTTACAGTACCACCGTAAGGAACAGTATCAACTACTGCTAAAGCATCTGCTCTACCTTCAGCAAGTGCGATTGGATCTGCGTTATTAGCACCAATGTTAATTGCTGTGTTACCACCAGCTAAGAATAAACCTGGAGTTAACAATAAGTTAAATTGGTATTCATCTGTATTGTTTAATAAGTTTAAAGCAGGAGCATAATCAGCTGTAGTAAATCCTTGAGCGTTTGGAACACCATTAACGATTTGTTCAAACATATAACGAGATAAGTTTGTGTCTTCTACACCACCATTAAATGCACCATTTACTGAGCCACTACCTGGATTTGGTAAGCTTGAGCTATAAGTAGCAGCCATATAAGTACCGTTATTATTTATAGTATTATATTGTGCTTGAGGAACACTAGCTACACGAATATATCTTGAAGCATTAGCATAATCACCAATAGAATCAACATATCCTTGACCATCTACTGTTGAGTAAGTATAAACTGGTTTTGTGTTACCAATTACTCTAGCAATGTAGTTAGGTTGGTTAACGTCCATGGTCAAGTTAGTCCATGTTTCAAGAATATTTTTCTGAGCGTTGTTATCGTTACCGCTTCTTACTAATAAGGTAAATGTACCTCTTGTGTAATCTACGTTTGTAACTTCCCAACGTACGTTATCCATAGTACCGCTTGGTAAAGCACCTGAAATTACAGTACCACCTGCGTTGTTCATTTGAGCACCCCAAGCTAGTGTTTCTAACACAAAGCTGGTTGCTAACGCACCACTTGAAGGAGCACTTGCTGATGCAAAGCTGTTTAATGCTGTACTGCCAGTACCAGCATGAGTAATTCTAGTTACTAATAAGGTATTACCACCATTTTCGAAATAGTTACGAGCAGCGATTGAAGTAAAGTATTCAGCGTCACCGCTAGTACCATTGTTAAAAGTTGTACCGAATTTTGCAACGTAGTCGCTGTATGTAGTTACTAATGTTGGAACATAAGGAACACCATTAACAGTTGGACCTACAATAGCGGCACCAACTACAATAGGACCTTGTGATACTGCACTCTGATCGTTTTCGTTGGTATATACACCAGGAGAGATGATTGCTTCTGCCATGTTATATTTTTATTTAATTTTATAGGGTTTTTTCTGAGTATAAATATCTCAAAACCTTTACAAAATTAAAGAATAATTAACTAAGCTCGCCTGTTTCTAAATTAACTTGTTTATCACCATATTTTTCACCTAATTTGACACTCATTTCTTGTTGTCTTTCGGTTACTGTTTTAAGATGATTCAATAAATCAATTTTTTCGCCTTTTAATTCATTAAGTTTTTGCTCAGTTTCATTAAGTGCTACTGATAAAATACCTAAATCAAAAATAGCTTGTTGGTAAGCTGTGTTAATTTCTTTAAATTCTTGTAATTCGTCTTTTGTTAATTTTGCCATAACATTATTTATTTAATTAATTAAACCAGTGACTATTCTCTAATACAAATTGTTTTGCAGAAAATATAAATCTACCTGTTTGTATAGTTGTTCCTGATCTAGGTAGGTTAAGTTCGTAAGGTATCTGATGGTTGGTTATAGCCATAAATACTTCTCCTTCTATAGAAAATAATTCTTTAATAATTATAAATTTATCTTCTGTAAGATTAAATGTTTGTTCTAAAGTTAATATTTTACCTTCTACCTCTGCTATAGTTAATATTTCCATATAGTTTGTCTTTTTATAAATATAATTAAAATACTTTTAATCTACACATTTTTATTAACAAGGTGACATTGATCCAGGCCAGTTTGTTACTGAAGCATCACATAGTTGACCACTACAAGGGTTAAATCTTAAGTATGTGTCAAAGAATGAATTATTTCCTGTAGTAATTGTTGCTCCATAACTACCACAACCTGCTCCTAAATCAATAGTAAAGTTAGCATTTGATGTAACGTTTTGTGGATTTTGGTTTGTACAATTATCTACAGTTGTAATTTGAATATTATAGTATTCAATAGCTGAAATATCTCCATCTCCAAAACAGTCAATAAATTGTACAAAAGCAAAGGTATCACTAAATGTAAATCCTTGAGGACCTGCTACTGAAGTAGAAGGTGTTCTTGAAGGTGTAACAGGTGGGGTTGGAGATGCTGTACGTGTTGGTGTTACTGGTGGGGTTGGTGATGCTGTTGGTGTTACTGGTGGAGTTGGAGATGCTGTACGTGTTGGTGTTACTGGTGGGGTTGGTGATGCTGTTGGTGTTACTGGTGGAGTTGGGGATGCTGTGCGTGTTGGTGAAGGTGTAATTGTTCTTGTTGGTGTAATTGTAGGAGTAGCGGTTATACTTGGAGTACTTGTTATACTTGGTGTTATTGTTCTTGTTGGTGTTATACTTGGTGTTGCTGTTATTGAAGGTGTTGCTGTTCTTGTTGGTGTGATTGAAGGTGTAGCTGTTATACTTGGTGTTGGTGTTATAGATGGTGTAGCTGTTCTTGTTGGTGTAATACTTGGTGTTGCTGTTATTGAAGATGTAGGTGTAATTGTTCTTGTTGGTGTTATTGTTGGTGTTATACTTGAAGTTGGAGTAATTGTAGGTGTTGCGGTAATACTTGGGGTTGCTGTAATTGAAGGGGTTGCGGTTATTGAAGGTGTAGCTGTTATTGTTGGTGTAACAGAAGCTGTTACTGTTGCTGTTGGTGTAATTGATGGTGTAGCAGTTATTGATGGTGTTGCTGTAATTGAAGGTGTAATTGTTACTGTAGGTGTAATTGTTACTGTAGGTGTAACAGATGGGGTTGCTGTAATTGAAGGGGTTGCGGTTATTGAAGGTGTAGCTGTTATTGATGGAGTAACTGTTACTGTTGGTGTTACAGAAGGAGTAACTGTTACTGAAGGAGTAATTGTTACTGTTGGTGTAATTGAAGGTGTTGCTGTTATACTTGGAGTTGCTGTTATACTTGGTGTAATTGTTAATGTTGGAGTTATAGACGGTGTTACTGATGGTGATGCTGTTATTGTTACTGTTGGTGTAATAGTTGGTGTTACAGTTCTTGTTGGCGTTATACTTGGTGAAGGAGTAATTGTTCTTGTTGGTGTTATTGTTGTAGTTACACTTGGAGTTACAGTAATTGTAGGAGTAATACTTGGTGATGCTGTAATACTTGGTGTAATTGTTACACTTGGAGTAATTGTAGCTGTTGGTGTTACTGACGGTGTTGAAGTTATAGTAGGTGTTGGAGAAGCAGCTGGTGTAGCTGAAATAGAAATTGTTGGTGTAATTGTTGGTGTGATGGATGGTGATGCTGTTATACTTGGAGTAATAGTAGCGGTTAATGTTGGAGTTAAAGTTGGTGTTAAAGTTGGGGTTACTGTTCTTGTTGGTGTAATACTTGGTGAAGCAGTAATAGATGGTGTTGCAGTAATTGAAGGTGTAATTGTTACTGTAGGTGTAATTGTTGGAGTTACAGTTACAGATGGAGTAACAGTTACAGATGGTGTTATTGTAGCTGTTGCTGTTATAGAAGGTGTTACTGTTACAGACGGAGTAATTGTTACCGATGGAGTGATTGTTACTGTTGGTGTTATTGAAGGAGTAACTGTTACAGAAGGAGTGATTGTTACTGTTGGTGTAACAGTTGATGAAGGTGTAATTGTTAATGTTGGTGTAATTGATGGTGTTACTGTTACTGATGGGGTAACTGTTACAGAAGGAGTGATTGTTACTGTTGGTGTTATACTTGGAGTAGCTGTTATAGATGGGGTTGCTGTTATTGATGGAGTTATAGATGGAGTTACAGTTACAGATGGTGTGATAGTAACTGTTGGTGTAATAGTTGCCGTTGGAGTAATAGATGGTGTTACTGTTACAGATGGGGTAATTGTTAATGTAGGTGTAATTGTTCTTGTTGGTGTTACCGTAGGAGTAATACTTGAAGTTGGAGTAATAGTTGGTGTGGCTGTTATTGATGGAGTTGCAGTAATTGAAGGAGTAATAGTAACTGTTGGTGTTATTGTTACAGTAGGTGTAATTGAAGGAGTTGCTGTTATAGAAGGGGTTACTGTTACTGAAGGGGTTACTGTTACTGTTGGTGTAATAGTTCTAGAAGGTGTAATTGAAGGTGTGGCTGTTATAGAAGGAGTAACAGTTACTGACGGAGTAATTGTTACAGACGGAGTAATTGTTACTGTTGGTGTAATTGTAGGAGTTACTGTTACCGACGGTGTAACTGTTACTGAAGGTGTTACTGTTCTTGTAGGTGTAACTGTTACTGAAGGTGTTACTGTTACTGAAGGGGTAATTGTAGGAGTAGTAGTAACACTTGGTGTTATTGTGCGAGTTGGCGTAGGAGCAGGTGTTGCTTGATCATATCCCCACCAACTTTCCATTCTAAATGGAGCAGATGGATCAGGTTGATAAGGGGAAAATGGATTTAAAGGAACATATATTCCTAAAGATGCAGAAGCCAACGTAAAAGGGGCTTGAGCTGGTACTCCCAGCTCAATTCTTATTTGGTCTAATGAAATAGAACTTGAAATTGGTAACGGCATCTACTGATTTGTTGATATATCAGTAATAAATATTCACTATTTTTCCCATTTACCCTCTGGACATGATGTTTTGTCTTGAGCAAATATTTTTTTATTCAATGGACAACCACACAAGTCACAATAATAAAAATCAATTAATGTAGTATTTTGTTTGCGGTGTTGACATCCATTGCATATAGATGCTCTATAAGCAGCTGTAAATTTTTCTTCAGCTGTTGGATTAGCAGCTGTTATCCATGCTTGAGCTATTTCTTTAAACTTCTTTATCATTTATAATAAATTTATTAAATATAGGATAATTTTCTTCAAATGTCAAATTTTCTATTTCTGATAATTTAAATGGAGTATATTGAATTTCTTTAGAAGTTTCAAGTAAATTTGAATATTCTTTTTGAAATTCTAAAAATCCAGAATTAGGTAAGTAAGTATATTTTGGGTTATTTTCTTCATCTACACCATCCTCTATTTTTGTGTATGGTTGTATAACTACATTTCCGTCGTTATCCTGCTGTCCATACTTAAATCCCAAATCATTATACAATTCTTTTACAATTTTATCTTCACGATCAACTGTTTCTCCTAAAACATTTAACCAATATTTAAGTTTAATAGAAATGTTTTGATTAACTAAACCTTTTTGCATAACCTCTCCACTAACAGGATGAAAAGATCCGTATATTTCGTTTTTTAAAAGAAGGATTTCGCCTAAGGTTAATTGAATTGTATACATAACTATAATATAATAACTCTTTAGTAAATAACCAAATTTTATAAATCTCCTGCTCTAACGTTTTTAATATTTCTAACAGTTTCGGAAGTAATAGAAACGGTAGATTTAGAGAAGAATTGACGTTTACCATTTGTTGCTTTATCTCTGTTTAAAGTATCAGGTACAATATAACCATATAAAGTAATACTCATACTAGTTTTAGCTACTCTTTGTTCATTAATAGCATATTCAGCAGTAGTATCAAATCTATCAATATAAGTTCTAAATTGAAAACGATTTTCATTCCCCCAGTATGAATCTGAAGCAAATTCAACTGCTTCTACAATTTTATTGTTTTCTTGAATTAAGTTAGTAAATATAACACAATCATAGCTTATGTTAATATAATCTGGTACTGGTGTTAAATAGAATTTTTCAGATGGTATAAAATTATTTAATGTATCAAATGGCGTATATTGATTTTGTGAATTATATCTACCTTTAGATACAGCAAAATTATTTACGTTATTACCATCTAATTTATTTGCTAATGTTCTGTTTTTTTCAAATCCTGTTCTTCGTAAAATAATAGCAGGATACATTATTCGGCCGTTTTTATCTCTCCAATACCCATCTTGTTGAACAGCTACCCATCTTTCTTGTGTAGCATAACTTACAGGAACAGGAATTTTATTTCCGTTTTGAATTACAGATGGTTGAATAACATTATTAAAATAATAAAATACAGCCTCATCAATATCTTGTAAACCAATACTAAATGGTTTAATATTATCTTCAATATCAGCAGATATTTGATTAGCTCTAGTTATTTGTTCTGCAGGTAAAACAGGGCTACCTAAATCAGGAAGATAAGGCACAATTTGCTCATTTACTCTTTGAGCAGGTGTTGCGGGTAATATAGGTAGTTTTCTTGGCATTATCTAGATATTGTTATTCCTAAAGATTCAGGTGAAACATAATGAGCAAAACATAAAATTGAGAAACTAGCGCCAAAATCATCTAAATATTCACCACCATAATTGTATTGTGGTACTTTACCTACTATGTCTTGGTTTTCGTTTACTAAGTTTACTTCATAATAGTCATTATTCCATAAAACAACATCACCAATTTGTGGTACTACGTTTTGAGCTACCAAATCACTACGTAAAAATCTAAATCCGAAATTTCTTGTAATGTTAGGTCCAAATTCGCTATATGCTCCCTCGTAATCTCCTCTATCAATTAAACATTGGATTAATACTGGGGGATAGTACATTTTAGTACCATTGGCTGCTTCACCATATACGTTTGATTTGGTTTCACCTAATGATATTTGGTAATATCCTATATTTTGTTCAATAATATTATGGATTAATTCAGTATTAATCACATGGAAAAAACCAATATCTCGAGAGGATCCGTATAAAGCCATTATTAGTAGTTTCTAATTTTTAATAATGTTTTTGTTCTAACTTTGAACTGAAGTAAGCCTGGGATTTTAAGTGCTTCGGTTTTAATTCTTTTAACTGTATTTATGGGATTTCTATCAGAAACCATATATTTCATTTCTAATAAAGTATACTTATAATCTCCAGTTGATAAAGCATCTAATCTATCAGTATCAATAACTTTAACTACAACAACATCCTTAATTCCACGAATTTGGTTATAAATTTCAGTGAAATTAGCGTCTTTTTTCATTTTGATAATTACTTGTACAAAGTAAGTTTCAAAAAATGCCTCGTTTAGTAAAGTTTGTATTGATATCATATTAAAAAACGTATAATCCCATAGGGACGTCATTCAAAGTTTTATTTAAATTTTCAGCATTTGCTGCTTGTTTTTCAAGTTGTTTTTGTCTTCCTGTTTCAGCTAATGCTTCTCTTAATTGTAATAACAGTGCTTCTTTAGTTTGTCTAGCATCTGTTAATAAATCTTGTTGGTTAAGTGTAACCTCAGCTCCTGGAATAGGTACTTGAGAGTACTTACCTCTAACATATCCCAATATTTCTCTACATAATGCTAATGTATATTGGTAAATCCACATTTTACCTACTGAATTAATGTAGTTATAATTTGGATTACAGTAAGGTACGTTAGAAGGATTGGTTATCAAATTATCTGCTGCAGAACCACTAACTGTTCTACCACCTACTACACTATCTCTTTCACTTCCTTTAACATAGTTAAACCAAAGTTCATAAGCAACTAAGGGAATAGGGAATATTTTTAATTGGTTGTTTTGAATTTCGTATGAAAATGCTGCTTTTCTTATCTGGTCGTTTAATTCAATTGCTTGAATTCTTTGTAAGTCAAAGAATATAGGCATTAATAAGAATGTAATTGCAGGTGAATAAGCACCAAATCCAAAACTATTTAATAATGATTCGTAGCTGTATCCAATACCAACGTAAGGGTCAAAATATCTTAATGCTGCTGGAGGTGCTTCAAAGAATACTCTTTTAATCTCTACATAATCGTTTGGTCCTATTGATGCAGATACTTCAGCCCATTTATTTAAATCGTATGATTGTTTACCTGGTTCTAAACGAATTGAACCACTATACCAAGTAACATTACCACCAACACCTGCTTCTTCACCATAGTTAGAAGCAATTCTAATCATACCTCCAAGTGATGGAGTCATTAGTTTTTGGTTAAATGGTCCTGATCCTGTTGGATTACCTTCCATAGAGATCATGTTTTCTCTAATTTGGAATTGGTAAACCTCATTACCATATACAGTTACTGCTTCTTCAAATGCAGTATATATTTGATTTGGTTCTAATTCGACAACTTCAATAGGCCATCCTAAACGTCTTGTAACAAACGTTACAACTTTATCCGCATCTACTTGGAATTCATATTGGTAATCGTAAAAACCAAATGCTGTATCCCCAGGGAAGAATGAAGAACTACCAGCGTATACAGGAATATTAGCCATTATTGTGTTTTAATATAAATATTAATTAATTCTCTCAGTTCATCAATTTGTCGTTGTTGATCCTTGATTATTTCTTGTTGTTCTTTATCTACTTGGATTAAAAATGCTACTAATTTTTCGTATTTAACAGCTTTATATCCATTATCTCTTGTTGTTACTGTTTCAGGTAATACTTCTTCAATTTCTTGAGCAATTACTCCTATATCACCTCCTTCATGTCCGTGTACATCTACTTGATCGTTCCAATCAAAAGTATAACCACCAATTTTATCTAATTTTTCTAACGCATTTTCAATTGGTTGGATATTATCTTTAAGACGTTTATCTGAAGATCCAAAAGCAACAACATCACCATATATTGTTAAATTTCTAGTAACGTGACTTAAATTTAAATCTTCTCTATTACTTACAGTATCAGTTCCAGTTAAAATTCTAAATTGGTTTGTAAAGTTATCTAACATTGAGGCAGATGCTTGAGAAGTACCTCTTTGCAATATTAATTGACCACCTTCTAATGCACCTAATGCACCTAGAGATAAATTACCTTCTGTACTTGTAACTGTTGTTCCTATACAAACATTACCTAATATATAATGTGTTGAACCAGTTACTTGTAGGGAGCCTGTAAATTGTTGAGTATTAGATAATTGATTTCCAAATATGTTACTACCACTTGAATAAACAACACTTGAGCTTACTGTTTGAACATTAAGTGTTTGTGCTGTTAAAGTACCTGCTACGTTAAAAGTAGAGGCATATGAACTAGTTGCAGCATATGATGCAGATGTTGCTGTTGAAGCATTTGAGGCAAATGATGCACTTAATGCTTGTGTTGCATATGAAGCCGATACTGCGTTTAGGACGTATGATGCTGTTTGTGCTGTTTGTACGTATGATGCTGTTGTTGCGTTATTAGCATTTGTTGCTTGAGAAGCACTTATAGCATTTAAAACGTATGAAGCTGTTTGTGCAGTTTGAACATATGATGCTGTTGTTGCGTTATCAGCATTTGAGGCAAATGATGCACTTAGTGCTTGTGTTGCAAATGAAGCAGATACGGCATTTAAAACGTATGATGCTGTTGTAGCATTATTAGCATTTGAAGCAAATGAAGCAGATATTGCGTTTAAAACATACGATGCTGTTTGTGCTGTTTGCACATAAGAAGCAGTAAGAGCATTATCAGAGTTTATTGCTTGAGAAGCACTAATTGCATAAGAAGCAGTAACAGCAAATGATGCTGTTGCAGGAACATTATCTGCATAAGATGCAGTTAAAGCGTTTGTTGCAAAGCTTGATGTACCAAAAAGACTGCCTGTAATTCCATTAGTCACTATAAGTGACCCTGTGATTTGAGAATCATCTAATGCTATAACGCCATTACGCGCTACAAATTCATTCGCCATTGTTTAATACCCTAGTTCACTGTCCCTAAGGTGGGGGTTTTATTTGATATAAATATTTAGTACGTTAAGTAAATTTTACACTCATTACGTGTACTGAACCACTAAACTCTGTGTATCCTGTTCCTGCTCCTCCAAATTGTGTAGGTACTATTGTAGTGCCACCTGATGGCCAATCACCTAAAACAACTCTATTAATAGCTGTTACATAAGGACTTCCAGAAACAGTACCTGTTCTGTTATTTGTTAATGTTTGAATAGTTCTATAGAATGGACCACCTGTATTCATCACTAAGAAATATCTATTTGCTGGGATTGTAACTGGAACATTAATACTGGATGAATTAAACCCACCTGCTGTGTAACTAAATGAGGTTGAATTGGTAATTTGGGTTACAGTACCAAAACTACCAATTGAATTATTAACAGAAGATACAGCAACATACCATGCCCATGAATTAGTACCATTTTGAGTTGTGTTTAATCCAATATTAAACGAGCCTGTAGAAAGAACTATTGGTTGATGTGCATAAAATAATTGCCAACATCCATTATTTGAGTTAAACGCTACAGATGATGTTACCCCACTTTGAGAGGTATAAACATCAAAGAAGCTTCCTACTGTATAGTCAAATGCAGAACCTGTTACAGGTACTACTGGTATTGTTGGTGTAGGTGTAATTGATGGAGTTATTGTAGGTGTAATTGAAGGTGTACGTGTTATTGTTGGAGTTATTGATGGTGTGGGTGTTATTGTTCTAGTAATTGAAATTGTAGGAGTTATACTAGGTGTTATTGAAGGAGTAATTGAAGGTGTTCTAGTAATTGTTGGTGTTATTGATGGTGTAGCTGCTGGTGTTCTAGTAACTGATGGTGTAATACTAGGGGTTCTAGTAATTGTGGGTGTAATAGAAGGATTAACAGGAGTTGTACTTCTTGTTGGTGTTATTGAGGGTGTTATACTTCTTGTTGGAGTTATAGAAGGTGTTACACTTCTTGTAGGTGTTATTGAAGGTGTTACTGAAGGTGTTGCAGTTATACTTGGTGTTACCGAAGGAGTAGGAGTAATTGAAGGAGTCCTGGTTATAGAGGGTGTTGGTGAAGGAATTGGGGCACCTGCTTGTTTATATAAATAAAACCCTCCGTAAATCTTAACAGCCATATCCTAATTTTTACATAAATGTAGCTAAAGATTTAACACTCCAGCCAGATGTATTAGTTATTGCATTAAATTCTACATCACCTCCTGCAAGAATAATAGACATTGTTACTGGAGAGGTATTACCTAAATCACGAGTGGAAGTATCTGTAAATTCAACATTTACTCCGTTCCATATAGCCATTACTTCACCTGTTCTTGCATTTACTCCGTTTCTAACAGTATATTTAAAGAATGCTGATGTAAATGATCCTGTTGGTTGTGTAAATAGGTTATTTGTTCCTGTAGATGTTGATGCAATTGTAGCATAATCATTAAATGTTGCATCAAATGTGAATGTGTTTTTAACTATGAAGTTATCAGCATACGAGCTTGTTGTAGCAAATGAAGCACTTGTTGCAGTGTTTGCATTTGTTGCTTGAGAAGCACTTAAAGCATATGAAGCACTTGTAGCAAATGATGCACTTATAGCATTTAATACATAAGATGCTGTTACAGCATTAGTAGCATTTGTTGCAAATGATGCACTTACAGCATTTAAAACATATGATGCTGTTGTTGCATTAGTAGCGTTTAGAGCATACGAAGAACTTATTGCATTATTTGCATTTTGCGCTTGTGATGCACTTATAGAATTAGTAGCAAATGATGCACTAATAGCATTGTTTGCATTTTGTGCTTGAGAGGCACTAATAGCAAATGATGCTGTTTCAGGAACATTAAGAGCAAATGATGCTGTTAATGCGTATGAAGCACTTACAGTACTATTAGAAGAAACAGCGTGTGATGCACTTGTTGCAAATGAAGCACTTGTTGCTGTTTGAGCATTACCAAATAATGAACCACTAATATTTGAACTATTAATCCATTTACCAGCTGTTGTACTATAAACTAATGGTTGTAAGTTTGTTTGTCCTGATATGGCAACATCAGATAAACCTGATAAAGTTTGAGTTACAACTGATCCACCACCACCTGATCCTCCTACTTGTCTAAATAAACCACCAGGATATAGAGTATAATCTCCAGGGGTTGTAAATACTCCTGTACCATTTATAATAATAGCTCCTAAATATATAGCATTTGCTGCTGTATTTGGTGCTTCAACAAAAGATTCAAAATTTATATTAGCACGTGCTTCAGCTTCAGTACCATATCGTGCATTACCATAATAAACAATTATTGCTTTTGTTACTGAATTTGGGAACCAAAATACACGTTGAATTGACCAATTTGACCCACCAACAGTTGATAAAACACCATTATTTGAATATTTAGTAGGGTCAATAGTAGTATATCCTGCTCCCCCATTTGTATCATATACCCAAGTAGATCCTGATTGGTAGTATCTCCAAATTTTAGATGTATTAGTTCCTGAATCAACAGTATAGAATGGTTCATTTGGATCTACTATGTAATTAGATCCAGGAGCATAAGCCGTACCACTTCCTACAACTAAACTTCCTGTTGAAGAACCACTTGGTGCTAAGGTATATCCTGATAGTTTTAATGGTCCAAAGGCTCTATTAAATACGTTTTGAGCTTGTTCAAAACCATATGCTACAGAAGGTTGTGTTTTAACAGCATTGATTGTAGATTGATTTTGGAAAAATACACTACCAATATTGATTAATGTATCAAATTGACCATTACTAAATGGAGTACCTTGAGCAAAAATATTACTAGTTGAATCAACACCAACAAATACTTGTTGAAATGAACTAGTGAATGCACTAATGCTTGCTGATAAGTTCCCCCAATTTAAGTATTGAATTGTTGGGTATGGGTTGTCGTTTAATGAAGCATTTAGGTTAACAATAATACCACTACCGCTACCTATTTGGTAAACAGTAGATGATTGTGATGTAATAATACCACCATTTAATAAACCTGTGTATAAGTTACCTTCTAACCAACGTAAACGAGTTGTATTGGCATATCCACTACCATTTTGAGTAAAGTATAGGTCATTTGTAGAACCAGATACATAAATGTAAGAGGCAGATATAGAATTATCTATACTTCTTGATATAGGATTAAATCTAACTACACCAGTATGCTGAGTATCTCCAAATATTTCTATAGTTGGAGTTGATGGATTTTCTGATCCTGATATGATTATACTACCTGATAGTGAAGTATTTCCAACTAATGAATTCGAACCAGAAGTAAATAAACTTCCTGTTACTGTTTGAGTACCACGGAATACATTTGAACCAGTAGTTGCAAATTCAGTACTATCTTTTCCGTCTAATAAATTAGCATTCTCAGCAAATGATGCACTTGTTGCGTTAAAGGCATATGAAGCACTTAAAGCATAAGATGCACTTACTGCATTTAACACATAAGATGCTGTTGTAGCATTATTTGCATTTTGAGCTTGTGAAGCGCTTATTGCGAATGATGCTGTTGCGTCTGGGTTAAAGTTAAGAGCAAATGATGCTGTTGTTGCAAGAGCAGCATATGAAGCACTTAATGCTGCTGTAGCAAATGAAGCAGTTCCTGATAGATTACCAGTTATTCCTTCTTGTACTATTAAACTTCCACTAATGTCTAATGAACCAGTCATTTCATGACTGTTATTAGGAGCTAACAATAATTTCATATTAGCATCCACATCATCACCACCAGCAAAGAAACCTACATATTCATTAGAAGCATTACCTATATGAAGGTGAACACCTGTAGAGTATAAGTAAGCATCATTTGGACCACCAAGAATACCTGTGTAATTGGCTCCATTAATACCCATATCAATGTAGTTAGTAGTTTCATTACCGTTATTAGCAGTTGCTACAACGTCTGAAGAAGCACTAACACCATTATTTAAGTTTTGTATGTTTAACTGTAAATAGTTATTTAAGTTACCTTTACCACTAATTACGTTATATGAGGATGTATTTGGTTGGAAAACATATAATGCTTCAGGTGCTGCTGTAGTGTTATTATCTTGGTTGATTATAACGCTGAATGAATTTGATTGGTATATAGCACTAGTTACTAAACTATTTTGTGAGTCAAATAAAGGTACGTGGTTTGTAGCACCGTTTATGTTAAGTGAGTAACTAGAAGTTAAAGCATTATTTGCGTTTTGTGCTTGTGAAGCACTTGTAGCAGTATTAGCGTTTTGAGCTTGTGAAGCGCTTATTGCAATATTAGCATTTTGAGCTTGTGATGCACTTGTAGCAGTGTTTGCGTTTTGTGCTTGTGATGCGCTAAGAGAATAAGATGCACTTACAGCATTTAAAACATATGATGCTGTTATTGCATTGTTAGCATTTTGAGCTTGTGAAGCACTTATTGCATTATTTGAATTAATTGCTTGTGATGCACTTGTAGCATTGAACGCATAAGAAGCACTTGTTGCAAAACTAGCACTCACAGCATTTAAAACATATGATGCTGTTATTGCATTATTTGCATTTTGTGCTTGAGAAGCGCTTGTTGCTGTGTTTGCATTTTGTGCTTGAGAAGCACTTAACACAGACATCGAAGATGTTTGGTTAGTTAATATTACATTACTGTTATTAACAGCAAGAGAACCCGTGATAGTAACGCTACCAGTAAATTCGTGTGTATTCGTTAAACTACTACCAAATATTGTAGATCCCGTAATATAACTAATTGAAGATGTAATTACTTGTACGTTTAACTGTTGTGCTGTTATTGTACCAGCTACATTTAAATCACTAGATATACTTAATGATCCTGTAATTTGAGATCCAGAAGGTGTGTTTAATTGTAATATTCCTCTAGCAAAATCACCTTTAATTAATGGTGTTAATGTATTATTATTAGCAATCCATAATTGATTATCACCAGATGTTTGTAAAGCACCTGCACTTCTACCTAAAAATACGTTTCCTGAACCTGTTGCTAATGCCCCTGCATTGTATCCTAAGGCAGTATTATTACTTCCTGTAGTATTTGCTAATAAAGTATTAGAACCTACACCTGTATTAAATGATCCTGAAGTATTTGAAAGTAAGGTGGATGATCCTACAGCAACATTATTTGAACCTGAAGTATTAGTTAGTAATGTTTGAAAACCTATTGCTGTGTTATTAGATCCTACTTGGTTTAATTGTAAAGCATCAACACCTATTGCTGTATTTAAATTATTGTTGTTTCCTCCATGTCCAATAGTTAAATCAGATACATAAATTTGTCCTGCAAAATAACCACCATTACTAGAAGATATAAAGCTACCTACGTTTAATCCACCAGATACATTTAAACTACCTGAAATTCCTTGACTACCACTAAAAATGTTTGAACCAGTAGTAGCAAATGAACCTGTATCTATACCTGCATTAGCAGCGTATGAGGCAGTTATAGCAAAGGAAGCACTTAGTGCTTGTATTGAATATGAGGCAGTTAATGCATTTGCAGCGTATGAGGCAGTTAGTGCTTCAAGAGCATAAGAAGCAGTTCCTGATAAATTACCTGTTATACCATTTTGAACATTTAATGAACCTGTTATAGTTGTACTACCACTTATTACTACTGTGTTGTTAGAAAGCACATCTAATATAGGCTCATTAGAAGAGTTATTAATAGAATATATTGAACCTGATGTTACATCATCTACTTCTAGTAATACTCTGTTAGATCCACCATATACAGTAAATACATTATTACCTGTACCATAAATTGCAGCTGTATTTGCTGAGCTAGATACAATAAGTGATCCTGTTATGGTTTGGTTTCCATTAAATCGGTTTGAACCAGTTGTAGCAAATGAACCTGTGTTTATATCAGCATTAGCAGCGTATGAAGCTGTTATAGCAAACGATGCTGTTCCTTGTAGTGAACCTGTTATACCATTTGTTACTATTAAAGCACCTTCAATATCTAGTGATCCTGTCATCTCATGGAGATCATCAGGATTTAATACGAATTTTTGGTAAACATCAACTAAACCACCACCTACGAAAAATCTTATATGTTTATTAGCTGTAGCATTACCTATTGTTAAATCATTACCTGTGGAGTATAAGTAAGCATCATTTGGACCACCAATAGAACCTGTAAAGGTACTACTGTTGATACCCATATCAATAAAATTGATAAATTCATTTCCATTGTCCGCTGTTGCTACTATATCTGAGGATGCTGTTGAACCACTGTTTATATTAAAGAGGTTAAATTGCACATAGTTATCTACATTAGCTTCAGCTGTAATAACATTGATAGAATCAGGATTTGGTTGAAATACAAATAATGCTTCTGGGTTGTTTGCTGTACCAAATTCGGCATTAATAGTAATACTTTCTGTTGTCCATTGGCGCATTACGCTAGAGGACATACTATTGTTTGAATCAAAGAACGGTATGTGACTTTGAGCAAATTCTATATTTGATTGGAAGCTTGAAGTATTAGAATTTAATGCTTGTGATGCACTTATAGCAAATGATGCTGTTTCAGGAACGTTAGATGCATACGAAGCGGTTAATGCCTGTGAAGCACTAATAGCAAAAGATGCTGTTAAAGGAACATTTGAAGCAAACGATGCTGTTACAGCAAATGATGCTGTTCCTTGTAGTGATCCTGTTATTCCTCCTTGAGTTACATTTACACTTCCAGAAAATACAGCAGGACCTATATTTGTAAAAGTAGAAGAACCAGATACGGTTAAACTACCTGTAATTATTTGATTTCCGTTAAATCGGTTTGAACCAGTTGTAGCAAAAGCACCAGTAATAGCTCCTAATTCAGCCTCAGTTACAAAAGTTGCATTTAAAGATGAACTAAAATCTTGTAATTGAGATATAGAAGAACTAAATGATGCTGAGTTAGCATAATAAGATGCTGTAAAAGCATTAAATGATCCTGTAGTTACAAAGCTACCTGTAAGATTACTAGGGTCTCCTGGAGGACCTTGAGGACCTATAGGACCAGGAGTTGATACCTCTATTACGTTAGTGTTGTTAGGATTAACGTTTACAATATTGTAAGGGCTATTAACGTTACATGAACTCATGTTTATACTTCAGTTACTTCTTTGCTTAATTTAACTTTACCTTCGAGTATTCTATTTACATATGGGCAATTACTTCCTGAAATGATATCTAAATCATATACAGCTTCATTAAAAGTAAACTGAGATGAAGTACAGGAAGCAATATAAATACCAATAGCACCTGATGCTGCATTGGACATATTTAATCCAGTTCCATCAGCATTTAAACTACTACTTAAAGTAATAATAACATTAGGAGACCCAACATATGGTCTGATTTGCATTTTGGAACTATAGCCCGTTAGATTTATAGGAGTTCCAGTAGAGTCAGTGTAGACTATTGTGAAATTTGTTGTAGATCCTTGTTCTATAGTAAATGAATATCTTCCTGCGGCCATGTATATTAAGATTACTATCTATAAATATTTAATCTCTTATGTCATTAAATATCTCTAACACAGTATCTACTATGGGATGGCGATGGTTTTGTTTAAGACAAATTACACCTATATTAGATGTATTTCTAAATGCTTTAACAACAAAAGGAAATCCTGATTGTTTTTTATCTCTTAGATCTATTTGTGCAGGATCGCCACATAGTACGATACGAGAACCTTGACATAAGCGAGATAATACCAATTCGATTTGTCCTTCTGTCATATTTTGAGCCTCATCTACAATAACGATTGAGTTACTAAAATTTCGGCCACGCATATATGCTAATGGGATAACTTCTATTTTACCCTCATTAATTAAATTATCAATTTTTTCTTTACTATACAATCTGTACATGTTATCATATACAGGTGCTGTAAATGGTGATAATTTTTCATTGATACCTCCAGGAAGAATACCTACTTCTTCGTTTCCTGGTGTTACTAATGCTCTTGTAATAATAATTTTTTCAATTTCTCTTCTAAATAACAAGTCCAAACCAGCTTGAGCAGCTACAGCTGACTTACCTGATCCTGCTTTACCAGTAACAATGGTAATTACATTTCCAAGAATAAGTTTTTTTGCTTCTTTTTGCTCATCGTTTAATTGGAGTTGGAATTTAATTTCTCCTTTGATGCGTTTTTTTGGGGTAAAAACTTCATCGGTGTGATGATTACTAGGCATAAATAAAATTTAGTGTAACAAATATGTTTACAATAAATATTAAAAAAAAGGAGCCGAACTTTCGTTCGGCTCGCTTTTTATAAAGGTATTTTAGAATTAGTTAGTTAAACCTAAGTTTCCTAAACCTTGTACTAACACCTTACCATAGAATTCAGGACGAACCATTTTCTTAGCGTAACGAGTCATGATACCTTTACGTGGAGTGAAGGTATTTGGATCGTACACAAGAGGAGTCATCAACAATGGAACGTATGGAGCGTAAACCGCACCTGATTCCAAGAATTGAGCACCTTTGTAACCCATCAAGATCACGTTGTTGCTGAAGTAAGGGTTAACGTATACTTTGTAACGAGAGTTCAAAGTACCGATTTTCTGGCTACCAAAATTAAATACTTTTTCTAAGTCAGCACCAGCATCAGAAGCATATCCAGGGATAGACTGCATGATAGTAGCAATGTTTGGAGAAATTACCAAGAAATTAGCTTGACCACGCAAAGTCTTCTGTAAGATTTTGTTTGATACTGATTGAATTACTGTACCTAAAGTTTGGAACCAACCACCTTGAGTGTTGTAGAAACCACCTGTAGTAGCTGAAGTCTGAGTGAATGAAGAACCATTCCAGATTTCGTTATTTGTAGCTGACCAGTAACCGATAGTAGCAGCTTCTTCAGTTAACATAGAAAGAATTTCTAAGTCAATCTCCATAGCAATGTATTGAGATAATAGACCAGTTAACTCAGCTTCTGCATCGATGTTTTGGTAAGCGTTCAAATCTTGAGCCAATTCAGGTGTCCATTGTGCTTTCAACTTACGAGTTTTAGCAACGATAGCATCTGATTTCAACTGAATGTTGATAGTTGGGATATCGATTTGAGCTGGATCGGCGGCGTTAGGGATGGCGATAGTAGTATTATCAGCCTCGAAATCACCACGAGCAGCAGGAGTAGTTTGTTTGTTATAGAATACAGTAGTTGCACCACCGTCAGGAGTACCACTAACTACGAATTGTAATGCAGTTGCACCAGCACCTGAAGTGTAAGTAGTGAATTGTTGCAATACTTGAGCAGCACCGTATTTACCTGATTGGCTAGGAATCCAAGCTTGTACTGACAAGAAGTCAGGTAAGCTCAAAGTAGCTAACTGAGCATCAGAGAAGTTTACAGTGAATAAACCTTGACCATAAAAACGAGAATCGTACTGCAATGAAGCTGTAGTAGCTGAAGCAGTAGTAGCAGTCAATGAAGCAGAGAATTGGTTCATTGAGTAACCATATCTACCTTGACCGTAAAGACCGCCTGTTGGATCTACGTTAGTAATATCAAAGTTAGTAGCTTGTACGTCAGCGATTGAGCCGTAAAGTGATTTACCAGCTTGGAAAGGGTTTTTGTTATTACCGTATTGGAAATCTAGGTAGAATACAAGACCTGAAGGCATAGCCATAGGTTGTACTGAAACGAAGTCTTTAGCTACGATTTCAGCGAACACACGGCGTACCAAAGGTAATGCGATACCTGCCCAGTTCTCACCTGTACCACCCAACATTGAGTTAGTACCTGAAGTAATGTTAGTAGATTCAACTACTAATTGTTTAGCTTGGTTTTCAAGAATAACGGCCATGTTATTTTTTTCAATCTCGCCGTTGATGCCTTCTAACAAGCCACTTTTTTCCCATTTGTTAGCAACTTTAGCAGCTTCTGCTTGTTGGCTCTTCCATGGGTTTGCGCTTTCTAAAAGCATGTTTAAATTATCCATTGTTTAGAGAATTTTAGTTGTTAATTATTTAATATTTGCTAATTTTTGCATTCTAGTAATGAAATCATTACCTTCAACAATTACAGGTTTTGCAGCAACGCCAGCGGCTTTAGAAGCAAATCCTAATGATTCTTTGATTTGGCTTTTTTCTGCTTTAGCGCTAAATGTTTCAGTCAATGACTCGTAAACAAGTTTAGCTTCTTTAGCTGATTCGGCTTTATCAAAGGCTTTCACAACTTTTAACTTTTGAGATTCAGTTAAGTTTTTAGCTTTGAAGATTTTGTTTACGTAAAGTAATTTAGCGTTTAACAAATTAACTTCATGAAGTTCAGAACGAAGTGTTTCAACAGCTTCTAAAGCTAATTGTAATTCTTCTTCCATTTTTTTCTTCTTCTTGTAGTCTTCAACGCCTTCTTCTTCAGCAGTGTCTTTTTTATCACCACGTTTAGCAGCAGGTACGTCGCCTTTGTTACCACCGTATTTTTTTCTTTCGTCTAACTCTTCTTCTTCGCCTAATAACTCAGCTAAGATTTCATCTAAGTTAACTTCATCATCAGCAGTATCAGGTAAATTAGTGTCAGCTGTCATGTCCATATCAAGATCCATTTGATCTTCTTCTGCACCGACTTCTTCAGCACCTTCGTTACCATCACCACCTACTTCTTGAGAAACGATATCTCTGATAAGTTCCTCTAATTCGTCCATAGAAAGTTCAGATACTTCTTTTTCTTCCTCTTCGTCTTCTTTAGCTTCGTCTTCCATGTCTTCTTTATCTTCTTCACCTTCAATTTCTTCTTCTTCACCTACTTCTTCTTCTTCTTCTTTGGCTTCGTTGATTTCTTTAGACATTTCTTCGTCTAATTCAGCTAAAATTTCGTCAAGGTCGATGTCATCCATACCTTCTTCCATGTCGTAATTTTCGTCCATTTTATCTTCAGCTTTAGCTTCTTCCATGTTATTTCCCATGTCAGCATACTCTTCTTGATCCACCATTTCATCCAATTCACCATCCATCTCTTCCTGCAATTTAGCAGCAAACATAGATTGTAAACGTGGAGTAAAAGCTTCTTCAAGAGCAAGTTTAGCTTGAGCAAGGGCAGTCTCACGGACAGCTTTAGCATCAGCAATGGCCTCCTTTAAAAGGTCTTTTGTGTTCATTTTTCCTTAAATTTGTTTTTGGAAATAAGCTTATTGAAAA